TTTCAATCCAACGATCAACTTCATCCATATTGTTCTTCCACCGGGAACAGGCTGCTACAGCTCTAATATGTTTTGGGCTCCTGCCTGCTTCAAATAATTGCTTAACAAAATCTTTAACTGTTCGCATCTCTTTTACTCCTTATCTTCTGTGCTCTCATTTCTAATACTTTGATTGGAGTTTCAGAATCACCACCATGTTGCCGGGTATTTCCACTCACTTCTTTATGAGCTTGCTTGTTTCTTTTCTTCATGGTTTTCCGTGTGTTCTTCTTTCGCTTCTGATTTCCGTTCACATTCGCTTTCCTCATTTTCATTCTCCTTTTTTCTTTTTTCATCATCACAAACCAAAACCATTACATAAGCTTTTCTTTTACAGTGAGGACATTTTCCGGTTATCTCTCCAAAGTTCCCATCAAAAGTATCCATTGGCACAAACATAAAAGTTGAACACGTTGGGCATTTTATATTAAAACCAAATTCTATTGTCATAATACTTTCCTCAACAAAATATCATCATCGCCTTCACGTTCAACTTTATAGTGTTGGCAAATTTTAATAACTTCCACCTCACCATAATAATGTTCAATTTTTATAACAGTATCACATTCTTCACAATTAAATCTAGTTTGTCTACCAGTAATTTCAATATCAGGCATTCTCTATTCCTTTAATAATACCCACAACAAAAAGCTCTTCCTAATTTTAAACATTGACCTACATATAAACCTTTTCGAGTTGAAAAATCAGCTTCACGCAAAACAATCCAATTCAATCTCATAATACCAATTTCTTTTTCTTGTTCTGTTTGATTTAATCCAAGCAAACCGGTTACATGGGCAAGCTTTCTTTTATCCTCACTAAAGTTCTTAGCTGTCAACCAGTAAGTATCATAACTCATAGCATCAGCCTGAGTGGGAGCTATGACTAAACAATGCCTTTCCTGACTTAATCTTCTTAATGCTTTCCATGTTTCATTTATTTTATCCCTGGCAGAGTATTGTTCACAATTAGGTTCAGCAGCTAGAATGTCAGGATAATCAATTATAATAACATCAGGAATAAAATCCTTTTCCATTTCCCATTGATTTAAAATTGCTTCTATCCCTGCTATATTTATTGAAGAGTTGGCATGAGTGCTCAACATATGATATGTTATATTAGGTGATAATCCAAACCTTCTCATAAAAGCTTTCCTAGCTCTTTTTGTATCTTCTTTAGTAACTGGTGTTTCACATATTATTGTTTTGTGTTTTATTTTTATTCTATCATCTCTCTTTAATATTTTTATAGGAATCTTTATTTCACCACAATCTTTTTTGAACATAGGTTTTCTGCTCATGTATGTTCCAATTCTTTTTAATGATTGCCTTTCACTTAAATCTCCAACTTGAAATGTTGCTACTCTTCTGTGATTCATTAAAGCCAGATTTCCAAATTCATAACACCAATATGTTTTCCCTCTTTTTTCTGGTCCAAGAATTCCAATTAAGCCATCACGAACAAAAGCATTTCCAAAAAAAGAATTGACTTCTTCAGTTCCAACAGAAAACAGAGGATTTGAAAGCTCAGAATACGCGTTCTCCCAGGCTTTCTCATCTAAAAAGGTATCTACCCCTACACCCATGCCTAAACTCACCGTAGAATGCGAATTAACAGCCTTCTCGGCTAAGTCTAGGTCATTATCTACCAGTGCTGAATCCAAATTATCCCGTAAAAGCTCCATTTTTCGCATTTTTAGGTATTCTGCAGCCTCATCAATCAGGTATGGAATGTTGTTTTGAAAATTGCTATCATAATTGTCAGAAAGTTTTTCTAGGATGTCATGGATTGCTTCAACTGTTTCTTCTTTTGCTCTTCCTTTGCTAACCCAGGAATGGTATCTGTTTTCAATATGCTTGCCCGGAGCTTTTTTATATTTGTTAAAATAACTGATACACCATTTGGCAATAAGTTTGAAATGATCCGCTTTTAATAAATCTAAATCAAGCACAGGAACTACCTGGGAAAGATACTCTTTTGAAGTTATCATTGTGGTGATAATATTTTCTTCTAGTTTGGAATCAACTTTTTTTCTATTCATATGAGATCTCATGTTCATCCTTCTCTTTGTTGTAGCTTACTGAAGGCATTGATTCTTTTTTTGCCCACTTCTGAAGCACCAGATTATAATCTTTGTAAACATATCCTTTCATCTGGACACCTTCATCTACTTTTTTAATCATATGTTCTAATTTGGCTTTTCCCCATTTTTTAAGTAAAGTGGTATATTGTTTCTTTGTTAATAAAACATGTTTGTATTCTCCAAATTTCTTTTTTATGGGTTTTTTCTTTTTTATTTTAATTTTTTCTTTATCTTTATCCTTGTCTTTATCCTTATCTTTATCTTTGTCTTTATCTTTAACCCCTAGCAAGGGGCTTCTTAGGAGCTTACTAGCCCCTTCTATTTTTTTATCTAATTTATATTTTTTTAAGATAGTAATTACTGAATTATGAGCACGATTACCAGGAGATAGTTGTCCATATTGAAATTCAATAAAAGAAGGAATAAACCACTTATCACCATTATCAAATTGTATAATTTTATTTTTAAATTCTTTTACTGCTTGTTCAATAGTTATATTACTTCCTATTCTAATTGAAGCAACTTCCATATCAACATGCCAGATACCAGCATGATTACAATCATCAAGAATATAAAGCCAGAGAAGTTTGTATTTTGGGCTGAGATTTTTTATGAATCTTTTACGCCATTTATCTGTGCAAGTAAATCTTTTTGCCATATTACCACCTAAAATAAAAAACCCCTCCACGCGGACACCTATCGGAAAGCCTTTTGAGGGGTTTTCTTTTAGCACGTGAAGGGATTGTTAAATAATGGTTCATAAAAAGCTTTCCTAATAAGTGTCACTATTTATATTATATTCACTTATTTTAAAAGTAAAGAAAAAAATAAAATAAATTTTCATATTAAAATCCTAGCTCATTCATAAATTTATTAGCTTCCTCTTGACTTAGATCACCAGGGTCGGTCTTCAATCCAGATATAATTTCAGTTTCTCCAGGGAAAGGAGCCAACCAGGCAGCTAATTTTTGTGCTTGCTTCTGGGCTTTTGGTTCTGGATCAAACATAATGAATCTGTATTTAAAATCTTTTAATATAAAGGCCTGTTCAATCTTCCAATCAATTCCCATTATACTAACAGATCCAATTCCCATTCTCCAAACATCAGGTATGCCTTCCATAATTAAAACCATGTCTCGTATTTTTTCAATTCCGTATATCATTTTTTTTGGATCTTCTGACATATCTTTATTATTAGAAAATTTCCATTTTGGTCTTGTGTCCGGGTGAAGAGCCCTACCTGCATATCCTATAATCATATGAGATTTATTAAAAATAGGGGTTATAACTCTCCATGACCATTCTCCTGATAATCCTTTTGTTCCATCCAAGTTCCATTCTTGAGTAAGTTTTGTTGGGTTAAAGTTTCTTTGTTTTAAATAACGTCTATGAACTTTGGATAGAGATTCCATGGGAGGAGGTTTTTTAGCTTTTCTTGGTCTTGGTTTTGCTTTTTTCTTTGGGATAATATTTCTATCTTTCCCGTATAATTTTAATATTTGCTTTACAGAGACTCCCTTATTTTGAAGAACGATTGAAAGGAATTTATAAACATGATGGGAACCACATGACCAGCAATTCATATTTCCTTTTTCAATACTAAAGCCTAAATGCCAACCATAAGATCCATCAGTACAGAATGGACAATGGGTTTGAATCCATCCTTCGTGACAATGGTGGTGACCACTCTCAAGGTGGGGGATATTAAATTCTTCGCAGAGTTTTATAAAATCCAGCATTTTATTTACTAAATTTTTTCATGAGATCAACAAAGGCATTTTCCATTGAGATACCTTTTTCAGCACACTTTGCTTTGAATTTCCTTTTTAATTCTTCAGGGACATTATGAATTAGTACTACACAGGTTTCTTTTTTATTTTTTTCGGCCACTCTTTTTTCCTTTCAGTAATTGAACTATTTCTAAAACGTTAGTATTGATATGTCTTTGAGATTTTCCATTCATTATTTCGTCTATTACCTTTCTTTTCTTTTCTATGATATTCCAGACATATTGATCAATTGTATTTCTTCCTAAGATATAATAAATACCTATCTTATTATCTTTTTGACCAATTCTATTCACTCTATCTTCAGCTTGATCATGTTCACTTGGAGTCCATCCTAACTCAAGAAAAAGGACAGTACTAGAGGCTGTGAGGGTGATTGCTTCTTTATCACCTTTTAATGAAGCTATAAATAATCTGCACCATTCTTCTTCTTGAAATAATCTGACTTGATTTTGTCTTTCTTTTCCGGCCTTTCCTCCAACAGCAGCTATTTTTTTATATTTTTTTATTAGTGTATTAAAGATGTTTCTGTGATAAACAAAGACGACTAATTTTTCATTTGTATTATATAAAAAATCATCAATCCATTCACAGGCTTTTTTAATTTTTCCTTCAGCTACCAGTTGTTTTAGCTGACCTATTTTTACAAGTGCTTGAGCTTTCTTTGCTCTTCTAGCTTTTTTAGTTCCAGCTTTTTTCCGATACCATTGAAGGAAATGAAGAGTTGCTTTTTCATATTCTTTTGAATTGCTTATATCTATAGGCAAAATTGTTCTACGTTTTTTAGGAAGCTGAGGTAGAACTTCTTTTTTGGTCCTACGTAGGAAATAAGGTTTGATGCGTTCTCTTAATTCATCTAAGTGGCTTGCACCGGTGAAGTCCCATCCTTTTCCTTGCCACCCTTTTTTTGGATTACAATATCTAAAAGCATATTTCCAGAAACTTGAGAATTCTTTAGGAGCAACCATATTTAATACTGGAAAGAATTCAATAGGCCGGTTGATGATAGGAGTACCACTCATAGGTATTATGCATTTTACTTTCCTGGCTATTTCTCTGCAGGCTTTTGTTCGTAATGCTGTTCGGGTTTTTAAGTAATGACTTTCATCAAAAACTATTACATGGGGTTTTATTTTTAGTAATTCTTTTATCCAATAGGTTATAATATCATAATTGATAATTATTAGATTTTCAGTAATGGGATAAGGAGTACGCCCGGATAATACTTGACATTTCATATAGGTGTGTTCTTGAATTTGATCTTCCCAATTGTATTTAGCACTTGCTGGAACAACTACTATAATTGGTCTTTTGCTAGGATTGACGGCAGCCCATCCAAGGAATTGGATTGTCTTACCTACTCCCATATCATCTCCAAGAATACCTCTTCCTTTAGTTTTTTTAAAGAACCACATTCCCCCTATTTGGAAGGGAAGAAATTTTGATTTAATAACTTTCTTGATTCTTTTTTTTAGAGACATTTAGAAACTTCTTTAAAAGCTTTACTAACATCTTTGGAAGTCCAATCTAAAACATCAATCATATAATTTTTTAATTTTGTTTGACTGGTTTTGGGCCGGTTTGGTCTGATACCTTCATATAATTCTTCTGGTGATTCAAAAACAATTTTGATCAGGTGTTTTGTTTCTTCAGTCAGTTCATTGAAAAAAGTTTGAAACCAACTGGGTTTAGTTTCTTTTTGGATGAAGGGATTTCTTTTTCCAGTTTCGTAAGTATCCATAGGGATTTCCCGTTGAGGTTTAATACAATAAGTTAGCATTGCTCCTTTTGCACATAAGTTAACATATGTACAAAGTTTGGATCGTTTTGGATTCCAGTTGGAAAGTTTTTTGAAAACACTAAATATCCCTTCTGATAATACTTCATCAAAAGGTTTGGAGTAATGATAGCTCAGTTTAAGAGCAATGCCTGTTATCATTTTTTCGTATTGATTCCAGACTTCTTCAGGATTTAATTTTCGTAATTTGTATTTACGTTTTTTGCTCTTCATTTTTTTCTCCGGGGCAAGAGTAATAATTTAAACAACTATAAGTATTATAACATATAATCTACTAAATATCAAGTAAAAAATTAAAAAAATTTTATTTCTTTTAATTTCATATACTTATAGAGATTACAAACACAAATTATTTCTCAGAAAAGATAATAATATATAAGAAATGTTTTAAATAAGAAGGAAAAAAGAATGGTTAGAGAAATGGACAATGATGATAATTCTTCTGAAGCTCTCTGTGAATTATGTGAACGGGAGCAATGG